AATCGAGGGAGAAGGGTGATGTAGACGCTCCAGTCAGAATGATGCTTTACAATATCAATGGGGCGTTGGGTATAGAGGTTGGTGAGATAAGGAGAGAGGACTTATCTGTGGAGTGCTTCTTTCCAAATGTGGACATTCATCCGTGGCTGTTTAAGCATTTTCTATATACGGATCCTCTCTTGAAGAATATGTACTTTATTGATGAGTCTAATTTGATGGATAGGAAACGATCATTCATGACGCTATACTACCACGCCTCGCCGGACGTGCCTCCTATTGTGATGACGATCGGAAATCGAAAGGCGAGCGAGAAGTCCATAGAGGATATGCCGTCCGGTATGTGTCATACAAGAGTCTACATTAAGCGGTGTAAACAAGAAGAGTTGAAACCGACTCTCGACCGCCTCAACAAGTGTCTTACACGTTTCCAGGCTGAGAGAAGTAGAATCGAACGAGCCCTCTTGGACATCGTCACAGAAAAAGACTTGAATACAGAGTACAAGAATGACTGTGTAAAAAAGAAGGCGGACGGCGAGGAACAGACTTTTACTAGTCTATTTAAAGGAAGTGGAAGCTCACGAAAACGTCAGCACTCTCCAAGTGTTTATAAAAGCATCTCAAGAGATCAATATCAACTGCTCAATCCAGAAGATGCAAACCTTCCAGAAGAGGAAGAGCAAGATCAAAAGTATGATGTTCGAAAGCAGGCTCTTTACTTTCCAGCTAAGAAGGATGCTGGCAAGATGAATCCTTACTATTACGCCTGTGATAAAGAAGAGAAATATCCCTTTATTGGCATAAGCGACTTTACCGGGTCTCCGGTTGACGACGTTGCTCCGAACTGTTTCCAAACGGACCAGATGGGAGCGGCGAATAGCGGGCTCAGAAAGTACCTCTATGGAGCTGCAGAAGAAAAACAGGATAAGAAATCAACCAGCTACTTGATTAAAGGCAGTAGAGTGTTGGACCATAACCAGAAAGGTTCGATGTCTGAACAGATTGATACGTGGATGAGCTACTTTTCTAGGAGGAAGCTCTATCGCTATGGAGCGCTTAACGTAAAGCAGCCGAGGGCAGATGACTACATACCTCGCGAGTTACAACACGCGACCATCCTCTACCTCATCGACTATGCGAAAACTAAAAAAGTGCCAGATAGTGCTAGTATCGAGAGGATGAAAGGAGAACTTAAGACGTACATAAAAACGAGAAAGGGTCATCTTTCCGAAGCGTATCGCAAGGAGGACCTTATCGGCATCTTGGATAGAAATGAGTTTATCGACCCTCGTCTATTTTTTTCTATTTTGAGCGATTACTTTGAGATGAACTTCCTTCTCTTTACAAAAGAGGAACAGACTAACCAGACGCCATTCGTTCCTTGCATCCCATATGGTTATAGTAATGTGATGTCGAATCTACAGCAAAAAGAATATATGATAGTAGCGATTAACACGGGAGGCGAGTTCGACAACTTACCACATCCCATCTGTGAGATCTGCTACATCTCTCAAACGAAAGATCCTGGCAAGTTTGTCTACAATACCGAACAAAGTAGCAATGATAAATCATTTATTGATAACTACAATAACATGCTAATAGATCTATATGGAATAGATTTTAGAACGGATTTCTTTCCTCAAGCTGCTATAGCTCAGACTCTAGATTCGTTTGGTAGGCTACAGTGGTTACACTTTGAGGGCAATGTACACGCCCTTCTCGTCACTCCTAGTCACAGCATGGAACTGCCAATCAATCACGGGACAGATTTTACAAACGAATCGGTCGAAAGCGTGATAACGCTACTGGAAGACAAGTTTACAATTAGAGAGGTATACAATACTGTCAATCAATTAATAGCGATTGATGCGGTGAGGAAAGGAAAAAAGAAATACAGGTATAGATTTCCAATACAACACGGGACGCAAGAAAACCTTTATGAAAAGTATCAAACGTACGAAAAGACATCTAGGTATTTGATGGAGTATGCTAATCTTGCCTTTGCGATCTATCACGCCGGCAAGGATCGCATTGACTTTACAGGGTTTGGTCGCAACAATATGATTCTCGTTGCGGACAATCAGTATAACCACCTGACCCCTCGCAACTGGGTACAGAGAGACCCCACCTACCTAAGTCATGACAACAAACTTATTATTACGAGCGAGGAGATGAGAAATAAATTAATGTACTTGATAAGACAAAAGTATCGCATAAATAGTAAAGAGCTAATGCAATATGACGAGCTAATGTACATGCCAAACTACTATAAGTCTCTCTCTGACTTTACACCTACTCCTGGTATCATCTTGACCGATCGTCCCATTCACGAGTCCTCGTTAGAATACGGTAGTACCACTGTCAAACTGACTGATAAGCCATACATGCTCTACCGTTCCTTCCCCGACTTTACGCACGACGTCTGGCTTTGTCAGCCCGCCCAAACCCTACAGGAAGCCGTGTGGATCTGTAACTACTGGAGAGAACATGGCACCAACCCTTTAGAGAAGGGGATATCGGACGATCCGCACGCCTCTGTGATCTGGGAGAGCGAAGACGCCTATCATCTTTCTAACGCCGAACATTTGGGACGGATCGTGTCCATCATTCAGACTGAAAGGGTTACCTACTATCAAGCAATGCTACCTTATGTGATATCGTAACGGGAGGGAGGGTTGTGAGCCAGGCGTCGTTTGAGATCTCTTTTCTGTCTAGGAGTTTCGTCTGCTCGAGGAGAGAATGCTGTTCGTCTCGAGAGATGCGTGGATAATAGTACTCATATAGATCTCCCGTATTTGTTTCTAGATGAGAGAGGTGGAGCGTGAGTTGCTCCTGCAGACATCTCAGCTCAAGACTGTGACGACGGCGCTCGACCTTGTCTTTGGCACGCTTGAGCTGTTGGGTCTTTTCTCTGATCTGGAGGCAAAGATCCATGTCTATTTATATTTGTGATATTAAATCTAAAATGGCCAGCAGCAGTAATTTTCCTGAACGGTTGATCCGTATCGCTCCTTGATGTAGTCGCGTACAGATGGGTCATCTAGCCCTTTGAGACAGAGGTGAGTGAGGTGGTGTGGATTCTCTTCGAACGGGTACGAGAACTCGTCTGACTGAAGGCCTACGAGCAGGATGGGGAGGGTTGGAACGTGAGTCTTGACGAGGTCGATCCAGTAGTCGGAGACGCGGTCGGGGAGAGCGTGCGCGATGATCACGAGGCGAGCGATACGAATGTAGTCAATCAGACGAGAGTCGACATAGCCCTCTGTGTAGATACAACGCATGGTCTCTGTGGAGGAGACGTGGAGGTACTTGCTGATCTTGACTTCGACAGAGGGAGTTTCCAATAGATAGTTAGAGAGCGTAGGGAAGAGGTCTTTGCAGTCGCCTAATAATACAATGTTAAGCATTACTATATTAATGTAATAAAATTATATATGGATATATACAAATGAAGCTTGTTACGATTGCTACTCATAGTGATGGATACTTTCCCTATTTAAAAAAGTCATGTGAACGGTTTGGAGCGGATCTGATCGTTCTCGGATGGGGAGAGAAGTGGACGGGATTCTCTTTCAAGTCACAGCTGCTCCAAAACTTTCTGACCACCTGCTCCGACGACGAGATCATCTGCTGTATCGACAGCTTTGACGTCATCCTGCTCCGACCCTTGGATGAGCTCGAGCAAGGCTTTCGAGACTTTTCTCGCCTCACAGGTGCTAGAGTTGCCATCGGCTATGACCGTGCCAAGTCTCTGGTCGTAAAGGGGATCGCGTCGGCACAGTTTGGCACCTGCTACGGATACCCTATCAACGCTGGAACGTACATGGGCTACAAGAAGGAGCTGTCTCATATGATTGACTCCATCTACACGGATCCAAAGCTGGACGACCAGAAGCTATTGACTGACTACTGTAGAGATAGTCCAAATTCGTGTTACGTCGACGCGGCGAGCATCTTCTTTCTTACGATCAACAATCCGATCGGTACGAATTTTTTTGATCCAAAGTTGATGAAGGTCGATGACGAGAAACGTCTCTGGTATCGAGGCATTCGACCATTCTTTGCGCATGGCAATGGAAACACGTGCCTGAATCAGCTGATTGAGATGCTAAAGTATGACATATCTGCTGAGGAGAAGACTCGTCTCACCCGTTTCAATCGGCGGTCGAAGGTCAAAAAGGTAAAGTGGTACCTCACAGAGTTTGTGGAACAGAACTCTGCACTGCTATATATTATCGTTCTGTTGTCAATACTGCTGATTACAATCAGCAGAAAGATGTAATTTTAATCTACTTTGATTAAAATTGTAACTGATTTATGGACCACGGCGGAAGGCTTGACCGGCGTATGGGTTGCCGTACTGCACCTGCTCTACCTGAGCAGCGCGTAGAGTCGGATGCGCGCGCTCGACCTGGGTGTCCTGCAGAGAGATCGACTGCTCAATAGAGGGGTAGTTGAGGTTGAAGAAGCCTGGGTTGAGGTCAGTGCCTGGATTGGCAGGAGCGTCAAACCAGCCGAAGCGGTAGGGGGCGATGTTCAGATCGCCGCGGACAAAGTCGACACCAGTGTTGTAGCGTCTCTTGAGAGGAGCAAAGAGAGTGCGGTCGTACATGTAGTTGGAAGGATCCTGGGGGTCCTTGAAGCAGCTGCGAATGTCAGACTTGGGGAGGAGTTGCTTTGGGTCAAAGAAAGATAGGTCGGGGCGGTCAGAGAGAGACTTCTTCTCGGAAGCGCAGTCTGGCTGCTGATCGATCTCGCCGAGACGGGAGAAGTCAGCGTGCTGGAGGGGGGCCTGTACAAACGGTTCATCAATCAATTCTAATACAGGTCGCTGTTGAGACATTGTATTTTTACTAGTTGACGAAGAAATTAAATTTTTCTCTTTTTTCTCACCATAGGATTCTTTATACTCTGATAATATCGATCGAGGGGGTTGCTGGACTTGATTGGACCGCAGCTGCTCTCCCTGTGCCATCAGAGCGTACGGATGGACAGCCGTCTGTTCAATCGGAGCAAAGCTTCCTCGGATCGCTCCTGTGTTGGCAAATGGGTCAGAGCGCGGAGTCAGAGCAGCCTTGTAGTCGGGGCGGGCGAGAACGCGAGCGGATTGAGACTCGGGTGCGAGAAGGAGATCGGATAAGTTATTATGTTTAGAAGTGTATTTCTGTGCTGCGGAAGAGAATATATCTTGAGGTAGCATTTATTTGCTTCTCAATATTTTATTTTTATTTATCTTAAAGATGAAGACGAGTCATATCATTGTGCTGGTTGTTTTCTTTTTTATCGCGTGGAGGCTCTTTTTTAGACGTCAGGGAATCGAGACCTACAGCGTAGCCAGCGACGGTGACTCGAATGCGCTCTTTGAACGGTTAAAGAAGGATCTCTCGAGTCTCTACCCTGACCTCTCCAAGCTCAACCTCCGCGCTCTCGTCTCCTGTATACCAGAGGATAGCTACACGGAAGACAAGAAGCACATCAGTATCTGTGTGCGAGCCAAGTCTGGCAAGTTCTATCCCTACTCAAAGCTGCTAAAGATTGGTATCCACGAGTTGGCGCACGCGATGAGCAAGCAGATGGACCCAGACCACGTGACACCAGAGTTCCACAACAACTACAATCACTTGATGTCAAAGGCGAGAAACTTGGGATTTGAAGTAGAGGCATAAAATAAAATCTATACTGTTGAGTAAATGAGTCTAGATCAATTCAACATACCTGACCTGAGACCTCTCATCATCTATGGATTTCTACTCTCTTCTCTCTCTTACGTAGTCTATCAGTCTGCGCCTCGCTTCGGTCTGAAGAAAATGAAAGGCGTCATCTACAACCAGACCTGCGTCGGATCCACCTCTCCCTTTGGCTGTCGCCTGGAGGTGGAGTACACAGAGAACAACGTGGTTCAGCAGAGAACGTTTACAGGGTCCTTCCCCACCCGCTTCAATACGTTTGATGAGATTGACGTATGGGTAGACCCACACGATCCCAACAACTCGACCGTACAGTACGGTTGGTCAAAAGAAGGAATCTTCTTTGCAGGAATTCTCCTCTTGATCCTGGTCCTGTATCACCGATTTAGAAAATAAATAAAATATTGATAGAATGTAAAATGGCTAGAGCACGTGATGATATCCCGGCTGATGCAATCAGTCTATATAAGCTAGATGATCCAAGTGTTAGACAATATACTGATAGAATGGAAACGGTTCTCCTCAATTGGATGGAGAAAATATCGAATTCAAAACTTCTAGGCGAAGTGGTTGGAAAAGGACAGATGAAACTAAATCAGAGACACCCAATAAGAAAAATTATTTTCAGCTGTGCCCGTACTCTCTTGAATATTATTGTAAAGAATGTATGTAAGGGGTTAGTCAATCCTACTGTTCTTCAAGATATTGGTGCAGCCTGTCTGATCGCCGCACTCATTCTGCCATTTGGTCACGATGCAGACAACTCGAGACGTCGGCAAATAGAAATCTTGCTTAATTCGTATAAAGGTGATTATTATGATTTGACTTACGAAGACGTTTCATACGTCGTTAAGATCGTAGATGATATTGTTATTAGAACGAAAGGAGAACTATGTTCTGCGGATATGAGTATTGATAAGTTCCATGATTACGATGATCGTCTAGATGATAAAGGATATTATGATGAAGATGATGAATCAATTTCAATAGATAAACGCTTTGAGCTACTGAAACAGAAAATGAAAGCTGCAGGAATAAGTACTGACGAATATCAATGGTTAGGAAGAAGACGTCGCAGCCGTAGCCGTAGCCGTAGCCGTAGCCGTCGTAACCGTCGCAGTCGCAGCCGTAGCCGCAACAATAGATACTCATTTTGGTAAACTTTTAGAATCATCATTGACTCTAAAATAAAATAGTTGATAAGAGTAAATATGTACTCTATTTCTGCATATACAAAGCGACAGGCCAAGAAGCTAGGCGTCCAAGTACGAAAGTCTACCTCTAAAGGAAAGAAGCTCGACGTCTACAAAAATGGAAAGAAGGTCGCCTCGATCGGCGCCCTTGGGTACAAAGACTACCCCTCCTTTATCAAGTCTCACGGTAAGGCCTATGCTGATAAGAGACGCAGTGCCTACAAGAAGCGCCACTCCAAAGACCGTTCGGTCAAAGGCTCTAGAGGCTACTATGCGGATCGTCTTCTATGGTAACTTTTTAGAATTGGAACAAGTCTCTAGAAAAATAGTTTCCTATACTTTTCTCTCCCGCCAGCCGGATCTAAAATAGGAAAGGGAAACTTTTTTAGAATTGGAACAAGTCTCTAGAAAAAAATAGTTTCTACTTTTCTTTACAGCCGGTAGAGTCGGTCCGGCTGCCAGAAGCGACTAGCTTTCTGGCGAAAGCGCTTTTAAATATATTTAAATTGTTATCAGTATACAAATGTCTAGAGATCTGGTCTATCGCGCTTTTAACTTGTATTATGGCAATATTACTCTTACTAAGGTCAATTCTCTGAACGACCAGCACGCTACCTACGGCGCTCGTATCTATTCTTTATTGGCTGAACCTCGCTACCTGATCGTCATCGCCTATCAAGACTTCTTTCCAAAGGGGACGACCAAGAAGTTATCTGAAATACAGTGGGAGTCGTTTCAAACAAGAGTTCTAACAACTGATCTCGGTCTAGAAGATCAAAACATACCAAGAGAGAACAATGGCGTCTTTGACGACCAGATCACCGTATTCAAGAGGGATAAGGACCAGAAAAAGGTCATCTATCAATCTCTAAACATTCCTGTAATGGTAGAGCTTGTTCCAGGTAAGAAGGGAAGCATTGTAGACTTTCCAGACAAGGCTACTCTAGAAGGAGCCCTAGAAACATTTCAGTGTGTTGTATACTTTGCCTAAGTTATTTGTTTGAGCAAACAAATGACTCTTTTCACTCTGTATCGCGCCTATCGTACTTGTATCACACTCTTCCATTTGGCTCCAGACCAGGGTGCCAGACCTTTGTATTGCGTGGCCGAACTGAACCTCTCCACCATCTTCTGCACGACCTGTTGTAGCGGCGTTCCATCATAGTAGGTTGTGATCGAGAAGGTATCATTCTCTATAAAGTCTCCTACTCTCGACCAACCAGATTTATCAAAGGGCACAGTCAGCGGATCTCCTGAAATCATCATGGTTGTTGGGTTCAGTTGGTAGGCCTTAAAGTCCGGGTAGACGACGTAAGCGTTAAAGCTGCCATCAACGTACGTCATGCCGTTATCTTGTATGTAGAGACCCGCCTGTGGGAAGGTGAAGCCTGGAGTCATGACGACCTCCGCCATGTCTGTGCTGAAGATGCTCAAGGAGTTGATGCGTCTGATGATCTCATTGATACGGATGGCGGTGTCCGTCTTGTCCGACTCTGCCGAAGTGGTACGAGACTCGATCGACTGGAAGCGTCTATTTTGCTGATAGGCTCTTACTAGCTTGCCCTGCGCGTCGAAGCCAGCGATGGCGTAGTTCTCGTCGTCGTAGGGATCTTGCGTTCGGTCGTACTTTGGCAGGAGCACGGTTCCGTTAGGGTTCAGGAGCATGTGGGTTCTATCGAGAGTGCCGTCCTCTAGGTGTGTGGTAAAGGCGAAGCCTCCCGTGCCGTCCGTACCCTTGTTGACTTTGATGTGGGCGGTATAGGCAGAGTCTAGGTTCGTGTAGACACCTGGATTGGTCGGAGCTCGCGTGTCAGCCTCACCGAGATAGAACTGAGAGGCTTTGACTCTGCCTGTGATTTCCGCACCGTTAATATCAGAGGACTTATTGTCATAGAGCAGAGTGAGGAGTGGTATGGCCGTATTGGTGTCGTGGTCGTGAAGACGAAAGGAGAGCGACTTGTCCGCGGAGGAGCGGTGGTCGACGATGGCATTATCGGAGCTGTCCATACGAATGGCCAGACCGGGAGCGGAGGAGGTGTCGTTCTTGATCATGACCCCGCTGGAGGATTTGTAGTCGTCCCGTCCGCTAACGAGAAAGTCGTAAGAGTTGTTGGTGGAGCTTTCTATACCGGTAACGTACTGGATATAGTCTGCCATTTTTACTATATATCTAGAAAAAAAAT